GGATTTGGTAACTGGTCTTATGAGATTTATCAGAAGGGTTTAGGAGATGACCCTGAGTGGAAATCTTTTAAGTACACAACATTAGATGGTGGTCAAGTTGATGCAGAAGAAATAGAACAAGCCAAAAGAGATTTAGATGAACGTACTTTTAGACAGGAATATTTAGCTTCTTTTGAAACATACTCAGGAGTTGTTTATTATAACTTTGATAGAGAATACAATGTTCAAGAATGTAAGTATGATAAAGATGCTATTATTCACTTGGGACTAGATTTTAACATTGACCCCATGAGTGCTTGTCTATTCCATGTTAAAAACGATATAGCTTATGTCTTTGATGAGATAGTTATTTATAGTTCAAATACTGATGAATTTATTGATGAACTATTAAGCAGATACCCTAAAACTAAAATGGTGGTTTACCCAGACCCAGCATCAAGACAACGTAAAACTTCTGCTGGTGGTAGAACTGACTTAACCATATTGCAAAATGCTGGTTTAAATGTTAAAGCTAAGAATACTCATGCTTTAGTAAGAGACAGGATTAATTCTGTTAATAGCAAACTGAAGGCATTTGATGGAAAGAGAAGTATTTTTATTAATCCTTCTTGCAAAACACTAATTAATAGCTTAATGAAACAAGTTTACAAAGAAGGTACAAATCAACCAGAAAAAGGAAATGGTTACGATCACATGACTGATGCACTAGGTTACGCAATAGAATATTTATTCCCAATCACATCTAATCTTCCTAAATCACAACCTAAGAGATTCTCATAATGGCTTACACAAGAAAAGATATAGAACAACAAAATTCACAATACAAAGGTATGATGCCTAGATGGGAATATTTCATTAGATCATATTTAGGTGGCAAAGAATTTCAAGATGGAAAGTTCTTACAAGAATACCAATTAGAATTAGAATCAGAATATTTTAAAAGATTAGCTTACACACCATTAGACAATCACTGTAGAAATATAGTTCACATTTACTCAAGCTATTTATTTAGAGTACCACCAACTAGAGAATTAGGTTCATTAGAACAAGATGCTACATTAGATTATTTCTTTGATGATGCAGATTTAGAAGGAAGAACATTTGATGCTCTTATGAGAGAAGTACAAGTTTATGCTTCTGTTTATGGACACTGCTGGATTATCGTGGACAAACCATCTTCAAATGTAATGACAAGAGGAGAAGAACTAGAACAAGGAATTAGACCATATCTAAACATCTACACACCTGAGAATGTATTAGACTGGAAATACACAAGATCATCTAATGGATATTACTATTTAGAATATTTAAAGATTAGAGAATCAATAGAAGATGACGGAGAGTATTATAAGATTTGGTATTTAGATAAAATTGATACAGTATTTTTACCAACTGCAAATAGAGATGAACCAAAGTTAATTGAATCAGTACCTAATCCACTTGGCAAAATACCAGCAGTTATTTTATACAATCAAAGATCTCCTATGCGAGGTTTAGGAGTATCTGATTTAACTGATATAGCTGATTTACAAAAATCTATTTACAATGAACTATCTGAGATTGAACAAATCATCAGAATATCTAATCACCCATCTTTAGTTAAAACAAGAGATACTGAAGCTGTTGGTGGTGCAGGTTCTATAATTGAAATACCTGATAACATTGATGCTAATTTAAAACCTTATATCTTACAACCAAGTGGAAGTAATTTAGATGGTGTATTAAAATCAATCGCACACAAAATAGAATCTATAAACAGATTATCTCATGTAGGTGCTATTAGAGCAACAGGAGAGAGAATACAATCTGGCATAGCACTAAGAACTGAGTTCCAATTACTAAATGCTAGACTTGCTGAAAAAGCAAAACTAATGGAACTTGCTGAAGAACAAATTTGGAGACTATATGCTCTATGGCAAGAAACAGTATTTGATGGAGAAGTTATGTACCCTACAACTTTTGACATTAGAGACTGGGCAACTGATTTAGAATTATTACAACAAGCTAAAGCTTCTAATATTAAATCATCTACATTCACTAAAGAACTAGATAAACAAATAGCTAGAACTGTAATTGATGATGATGAGAAGTTAGTAGTAATTGATGCTGAAATTGAAAACAATACACAGGCACTAGGAGAGTTTCAACCACAACCAATAACTTTACCTACAGTTTAATGTGGCACAAGATCTTCTACAACAGCTACAACAAATAAGATTTAAAGCTGTAAATAATTTAGAAACGCAACATCAAAAACTATTAATAGATACTTTACAAAACTTAGAAAAAGAAGTTGTAAGATTAGTATCAGAACTGCCTATTCAAGAAGGTGCTTTATTTAATACAAGACTTGCAATAGAGATTAGACCAAAGCTACAAAAAGCTATTGAAGATTTATACCTTACTAAAGTTCAAACATTTATAAATGACTATGATAAGATTGCAGGAACTATTGTTGCAACTTATGGTAAGCTTCCAATTCCTAATGAGTTTAAACAAATAACTGAAGCTGATTTAACTACTATTCAACAGTTAAAGAAAATAGCATTTACACAATTTCAAAACCTAGCAACAGAATTTAGTAACACATTAGCACAAGAAGTTTATCAATCTACATTAGTAGGTAAACCATTTGCAGATGTAGTAGAAACTGTAAGAGCAAAGATTAATGGTATCTATCAACAAGCTGATACTAGAAAACAAAAAGAATTAGTAGACTTTGTTCAAGCACAAAGAATCGCTGGTAAAACAAATACAGAAGATTTTAAAACTGCAGTAGATGAACTTAAACAATCTTATGGTTCTACAGTTACAGGTGCTAATCTTGCAGTATATTCATCTCAAATAGTACAAGATGCTTTAATGGGATTTGATGGTCAATTTGCAAAGTTTAGAGCAGATGAATTAGGTTTAACTAGCTATGTTTATTTTGGTTCTATAATTAGAGATAGTAGAGATTTCTGTGTAGAACACGCAAACAAAATCTTTACAGAAGAAGAAGCTAGACAATTATGGCAGAATGATTGGCAAGGTAAATCAGGTAGCGACCCATTTATTGATAGAGGTGGTTATAATTGCAGACATCATTGGCAACCAGTAGACCCTGAGTGGGGAACTGTAAAAGATGATGGTACATTTGAATACACAGTAGATTAGAACATTTTAGCAACAACTTTGTTGCATTTTTACAATTTCCTTGATAATTGACAATTATAACAATATAGAAGGAGAACAAACAATGAACGACAAAGTAAAAGAGTCGGTTGAGAATACAGCATCTCAAGACAATGCTGGAGTAAACGAAGTTTCTGAAACAACTTCAACTGAGAACAAAGTTTTTACTGCTGAGCAGTTAGAACAAATAGTTCAAAGAAGATTAGAGAGATATAAAAAATCTGTTTCTAATAAACTTGATGGCATAGATATTGAAGAAGCCAAAAAGTTACTTGAAGAAAAGAAACTTAAAGAACTAGAAATCGCTAAACAACGTGGCGAGTTTGATAAAGTTCTGAAGGAGACAGTATCAAAAAAGGATTCAAAAATTCAATCGTTGGAATCTGAATTAAAAAGGATTCGTATAGACGAAACATTAGTAAATGTAGCTAGTGGCATGAAAGCTGTTAAACCAGCAGAAGTGAAACAACTACTTAGAAATAATGTTAGACTAAATGAACAAGGTTCTGTTGAAGTTATCAACGAAGATGGGACTCCTAGATACTCAGATAAAGGCGAACCAATGACAGTAAATGAATTGGTAAGCGAATACTTAAAGAACAATCCACACCATGTTTTATCTACACCATCAGGTGCAGGTAGCAAGGGACAGATTGGTGGTTCTTCGCCAAAGACAGTAAATATTGGTGATCTTGATTTAAGTAATCCTAATGACAGAAAAGTTTATGCTGACATGAGGAAACAACGAGAACAAGGTATATTTAAAATGAAAATAACTAACAACAACAACAAACTATAAAAAACTATGGCAAACGAAACAACAAGTTCAACACTAAGTGAACTTTTTACGAATATAACTCAAGAAGCTATATTCACATTCCAAGAAACTTCAGTTATGAGACCACTTGTAACTACTTACCCAATTAGTGGTTCTGGTAAAACTATTGAAGTTCCTGTGTACCCAACAATCAGTGCTTCAGCAGTAAACGAAGCTTCTGATTTATCTAATACAGCAGTAAACCCAACTTCAGCAACTATCACAGCTTCGGAAATTGGCGTGATGACTACGCTTACGGATTTAGCTAGAGATTCAGCTAGTCGTAATGTTGGTGCTGATATCGGAAAATTATTCGGTGAAGCAATCGCTAAAAAAGTAGATACAGATTTAGCTGGTTTACTAGACGACTTTGCATCTGCAAACGATCAAGGTGGTGCTGGAACTGAACTAACTGCTGACTTGCTTTTCAAAGCACAAGCGATTTTAAGAAGTGCAAATGTACCTGCACCTTACTACGCAGTGTTTCACCCTAAAGCAACTTTCAATTTAAAGAAAACTTTAACACAACCTGCTTACACAACATCAAGTTCAGGTTATGCTATTTCTGATATTGGAAATGAAGCTTTAAGAAATGGATATATCGGTAGAATTGCTGGTATTGATATTTTTGAAAACGCAAACATTTCTATTGATGCTTATGACGATTCATTCGGTGGAGTATTTCACCCACAATCTATCGGATTGGCATTAAAAGAAGATTTCAAAGTTGAAACTCAAAGAGATGCGTCTCTAAGAGCAACTGAGATCGTAGCTTCTATCACTGTTGGTTCTGGTGTTCTTAAAGACACTTACGGAGTAACAGTTAAAGTTGATACAGCTCTTTAATTAATAAATCGGTGGGGTGTAAAAGCCCCACCAACTAAACGGAATTAACTATGGCTAATTTTTCTACAGATTCAGATTTAACATTTTACCAACCAGATATTTTAACTTTTGGAATAGCAAACTTTACTTCTCCAAATGATTACCACGCACAAGCAAGAGCAGATATTGAAAGAGATTTAAGAATAAAATGGTTTCCAGTTTACTCAAAAGAAACTTATAGAGACATAGCAATACTAAACACAACTGAAATGGACGCAACTTTATTAACTGATGCACAGTTTAAAAGAGCATCTGTATTTAGAGTAATAGGTTTTTATGCTTGTCCACAACTTACTAAATTTAACTCAAATGATAATCCAGATAGATTCCAAGTTATGATGAAACACTATCAACAAATGTATGCTGATGAAATGGAGTCTATTTTAAGAGATGGTGTTGAATATGATGCTGATGATTCTAATACAATTCAAGACGCAGAAAAAGCACCTTATCATAGACTTAAACTAATTAGATGAAGATTACTGTTGAGGATAATTCATTACAAGTTGCAAAGAACTTTGAAAAACAAGTAAGAGAACAACCTCTAATAGTTAAGACTGCATTAGGTAGAACTGCTGAGTTCTTAATAGGTTTAATTAAACAAAGAACAGCAAAAGGAATGAGTGCAGATGGCAATTCATTCCCACCATACACAGAAGCTTATAAAACATTTAGACAACAAGCTGGGAGACAAACACAATATCCTGATCTTAATTTTTCTGGTCAAATGTTATCAAACATAACGCAAAGATCACAACCTACACAAGCTATTATTTATTTTGCAAATAAATTCCAAAATGTTAAAGCTTTAGGTAATCAAAAGAAACGTAAATTCTTTGCTATTGGTGCAAGAGAGATTCAACCAGTAATGAATGTATTTATGCAAACATATAAAAAACTTAGTAAGATATGAGCAAACGAGAAGATATAGCAGGAAATATAGTAACAGCAATTTCAACTGGCACATCTCCAATAACTTTAAAAAAGGTTACTAGAGAACCTTTTAATGTTGATGAATTATCTGAACAACAATATCCAGCTTGTTTCGTACAATCAGGAAACGAAGTAAGATCAGATGAAACAATGACTTCAAGCACAATAACAAGACAAGCAACTGCTGACTTTGTAATTGTTGGATATGTAAAAGGAACAACATCAAATATTGATAC